TGATGACGTTGCAGGACGCGGTTGACGCCGGAATCCTACCGTGGAAGTACGAGGCCACGAAGAAGCGCCTTCAGCGCAAGGTCGGTAACCCTCCGTCGTCGCGGGGCAAGCGCGGCAACGCGGACCTGTATGCGGGCGGGGACCTGAAAGCGTGGGTGCGCAGGTCCCGGGAAGACGTGTCGGCGTGACCGGCGCGGGCCTGTCGACCTTCCTGCTCGGTATGGCGGTGGGCGGGTTCGTGGCGTGGCGACTGTCGGCGGTGTCGGAGCGGTTCCGGCGAGCGCGCGGCGATCTGCGGATGGCCCGCAGCGGGATCCGGACGCTGTTCGAGATGGTCGCGTCCCGCGCCTGGGAGGCGATCAAGCTCTGGACGCTGATTGTGGTGATCGTGGTCGTGGTCGTCGCCGCATGGGTCGGCCGACACAACTGATGGGAGAAACGGAATGCCTGAACTGAAGACCGTCCCGGGATTCGTGACCGGGACACCTCGACCCGAGTGGGACTACACGAACGATCTCAAGGTGCCGACGAGCCTGCACCTCGAACCATCGTTCAAGGAAGAGCTGGGGCTCGTCTTCCTGCGGCTGAAGCGGGGGGATGCCGAGTTGGGTATCTGGCTCGATGGCCCCCGGGTGGACAGTCTGCGCGCCGGGCTGGAGCAAATTGCCACCTACGCCGAGGACGGCGGCCGGGACGAGTAGTTGCCGGACAGCAAAAACGGCCCCTCCCGGAGGAGGGGCCGTTTCTTTTGACCAACCCGCCAGGGTTGCCCTAGAAGCGCTTGGACACGCAGCGGGAAGCCTACAGCAGGTCAGTGCAGGTACGTCGTCGTCAGCACCTCGGACCATGCGATGCGGGGCTGACCGTACGCCTGAGCGATCTCCGGCAGCGTCTCCTTGAGCCGGTCCGTCACCCCGGCGTGGATCTCCACCCAGAGGCAGCAGCCCTGCCAGTGCGCCACCGGCTGGCTGTACCAGTCGGCGAGGATCCGGCCGCCGCCGCGGATCAACTCCTCGTTGATCGCGTCGTGGTACTGGACCCACTGGACCTGACTCAAGCCGGTGTCGTTGCCGATCGCGACGAACACGGTGATCGGCGGCTCCGGGGTCACGGCGTGATGTGGGTCGGAGTGTCAGAGCCCCAACCGACGGCGACGCCGGTCTTCGGCGACATCGCCGGCGCGAGGGCGATACCGAGCGCGCCGAGGATCGCAGCGGCGATCAGGATCCAGTCGTTGGAGTCGACGCCACCGGCGATGACGGTCGTGGCGACCTGCAGCCCGGCGAGGACGGCGCCGATGGCGGTCTTGACCCACGGCGCGGACGGCATGAGCGGGACGAGGTAGGTCAGCACGGCGGTGCATATCGCGATCGCGATCGCGACGCCTTCGGCCGGGTCGACCTTGCCGTCGCCGGACAGTTGCGGCATGACGGTGACGGCGATGGCGTACAGCGCGGCGAGGATCGCCTTTCCGTATTCCTGCATGGTTGAACTCCGATTCTGGAGCACGTGGGGTGAAACGGGACTGCCAGGTGGCAGGTTGATAGGTGGCCGCATGAGGGCGGTACACCATAACGGTAATTCTGGTGTATCCCTGCACAAACCGGCACGCGGGACAGATCAGGTGATAAGCCCCGGTGGATAGGGCGGCGGTGGTGGCGCCTCGGCGTTGGCGATGTGGCGCCGCAGTTCGCCGATGTAGTCGGCCTGGGTCCGGATGACCCGGTCCTGCGCCAGGATCCGCGCCCGGTCGGCGGCCCGGTCGGCGCGGAGCTCGCGGATGTCTTCCTGGTGCTGATCCATCAGCTGCTGGCCCTGGTCGGTCTGCAACTTGCGGCTCGACACCCGGTAGGTCAGGTACGACGCGGCGACGACGCCGACGAGGGTCAGTAGAGGTCCGACGATCGGGTCCACGGCCATCGCCTCCCGGAGCGCTGCCCCGCAGGTATCCCTCCCGCGATCAGATAGACGAAGGCTGCGAAGGCGAGCCAGATCACGGCGGACACGTACCCCATCGGGGCGTGCCCGCTGATCCAGCCGGTGAGTGCGGTACCACCCCATCCGACCTTGATCGCGATCGCCGCGATGAACGCCGTCGTGTCGTAGGTGAGGAACGCGAAGAACAGGCAGATCGCGGCGACCGTCCACCAGCAGGCGACCCAGGTCGCCAGCGGCAGCACGGTGTCGGCCCAGGCGTAGAACGATCCCGGCGGGCGCGGCGAGGACAGCACGGCATAGCCGTAGATGAGATCGAGCAGGGCGAAAAAGAGCAGGGCTGCCCCGCGGCGGCCGATGCGGCGGAACAGCACCACTGCCAGCTCAGCTCGCGGGCGGTACGGGCGGGGTGTCCTGCTCGGCGCGCTCCTCGTCGATGCTCTTGTCGATCTCGAACGCCTTGCGGGCGACGTAGCCGACCGCGTTGCCGAACGGCCATTCGCTGGTGCCGACCGGCACCCGGTATTCCATGATCGCCGCGGCGATCAGTTTCGCGTCTGCGGGTGTCAGTGCCATCTCGTCGTCTCCCTGAGCCGGTCGGTCGGCCTGCGGGGCGACGCCCCACGGCCGGGTGTCGTTCTCCTGCGCCGTCGTGTACCGGGCGGAGAAATGCGCGTGGTTGGTGTGCGGGTCGGGCAGCGTGTAGTCCCGCCAGGTCCAGCCCCACGACCGGGAGGCGATCCGCCGGTTCCAGATCACGTTCTGCAGCCGGCCGACCATGGTCGCGCTCTGGTACTCGGCTTTCTCTCGGGCCACCAGCCGCTTGATGATCGCGTCGAAGGGTTCCGGCCACGGCCCGGTGGAGTCGATGTCGAGGGCGTGGACCTCGTTCTTCACGTCGGGGTCGCGGCGGCGCAGCACGTCGGACTGCTCGTCGGGGGTGTGGTCCGACGAGCTCGTGTGCGCGCTGTCGCCGATGGAGCCGTCCGCGCCCTTGTCCCGCCTCGGGGACAGGAGGTTGAACTCCTCGCGCAGGGCGACCAGGCACGGCACCAGCACCCACGCCATCAGGCCACCTCCGGCGCGGTGACCGGCCAGTGCTGGACGTGCAGCGTCCCGTGCTTCTCGACGATCATGTAATCGGGGGTGGGGTTGTCGTCGAAGCCGGTCGCGTGGCAGTCGACACGCAGCACGATGCCCATCTGATGCGTCGGGTCCCAGCCGGCCGGCACCTGATACGGGCGCTGCAGGCCCTGCGCGATGTGGTGGCCGTCGACGGTGGCGTTCTCGCCGTTGGTGCCCAGCCGTAGCCAGGTGGCGGGGCGGTCGGCGGCGGGCGCGTTCGCGTCGTAGATCCACAGCGAGGTGGCGATCCCCACCGGGTAGTGCGCCAGGTCGGAACGCCACTCCTGGCTCGGGTAGTCGCGGCCGGTGTTGTTCGTCAGCACCGTCTCGCCGGTGATGAGCAGCGTGTCGCCCTCGGCGACAAACGTGGTGAACAGCCGGACCGTGACGTACGTGCCCGGCGCGCCCCGCACCTGGATCTTGTCGGTGCGGCGGCCGTAGTCGTCGACCAGCAGCCGGGCGTGCGGGCCGAGCGGCATCACAGCAACCATGGGGGTCTCCTATCGGCGGCGGATGGTGGGCCGCTTGGCCAGCGCGGCGATAGCGCGGGCAGCGGACGGGGTGTACGTGTCCAGGTCGAGGGTGGCGGCGGCGTCCTGCGCCGAATAGGTGGCGGCGGCGACCTTGAACACGGTCAGGCCGTCCCTGCTCGACGCGTTCAGGCTGTCCGGGTACGACTCGACCCCGCGGACCCGGATCAGGTTCCCCGCCTTGATCTCGTAGGGCTGGACCATGCGGCCGGTCTGCAGGTCGAGGATCGGCCGGGCGATGATGAGTTGACCGGCGTTCAGCGGGGCGGCGTGGTCGGCGAGGAACTGATCCCCGGCCTGGATCGCCGCCGCACTGGATCCGACCTCGTCGCCCAGGTCGATGTAGTGGCTGCGGGTGATCCCGGCCGCGGTCAGCGCCGCGACGCTCTGGGTGCGGGTCGTCGCCCGCGGGTAGCCGCGGGCGTCGCGGTAGCGGACCCGGACCCGGTTGTACAGGGTGTTGCCGGACGCGGGGGCGTTGAACCCGTCGACCACGTCGGCCTCGTACCGCACCGTCGTCGGCCACGGGATCCACTCGAAACGGAACAGCCCCGAGGAGTTCGACTCCCACACGTGCCAGGTGAACGCCTGTTCGAACCCGAGGAGATCCTCAAGGACTTTCGCCGGGGTGACACCGTCCGGGTAGGCCAGCTGGTCGATCTCGTACGTGGTGGCCGTGACGGTCGCGTTCGCCCCGTCGAGCTCGGGCAGCAGCCGGCCGAGCATGTCCTCGACGACCTCGGACGCGTACACGAACGCGTCATGGTAGGCGAAGCCGGTCGCGGCGAGGGACCGCTCGGTGCCGGTCTTGTCCATGATCTTCGCGGTGACGGTGAAGTGGGCGAAGATGCACCAGATCCCGTCATCGGGGACCTGCGTCGCGGCGCCGGACTGCTGCAGCCGCAACTCGACCTGATCGTCGCCGTCCGGGAACGACGTCCCGACGACCCGGATCGACCCGGCGATCCCGGCGGTGGTCATGTCGACGTTGCGGTCGATGGTGCCGACTCCGGCCGGGCTGCGGGTGAGGGTCTGCCACTTCCACGTCCCTGCGGTGATCTTCCCGCAGTCACCGGCGACGTCGTACGCGCCGATCTTCATCCCGGCGTTGCGGATGTGCGGGTACACCATCGTGTTCGTGTTGTTCGTGACCCACGACGTGCCGGTGGGCCCGACCAGCCACAGCGCCGGGTTGCCGATGGAGTCCTCGTCGACGCGGCGCTCGGCCTTGGGGTGCTCGGTGGTGAACGTGCGCGGCTCGAGCCGCTCGAGCGACGTGTCGATGATGACGTACGGGGCGGTGCGGTCCTGTAGGTGCGCCTGGCCGCCCATCGCGGTCAGCTGGAACGTCTCGCCGGCGTCGCCGGCGGTGCGGCCCGGGTCCTGCAGGCGGCCCTCCCAGACGATGCCGGTCGGCGCGTACACGTACACCCGTGCGAACAAAGCGACCTCGCCCGGGGTGAACCGCAGCGGCCGGTGCAGGGTGAGGGTGCACGAGTCGTAGCCGCCGGGTGAGGTGTTGCTGAACGCCAGGTCGGCGATCTGGTCGGTGACGTGAATGTCGCGGGTGCTGGTCGACAGCCGCACCGACAGCGGCACCGGCAGGCTCACGACGCGGCCGGCCTGAGCGGCGCCAGGTAGCGCGGGAAGTAGAACGGCGTCAGCGTCGTCGACGCGGTCACCGAGTCGCCGCCGGACGCGGTGGTGCCCAGGTCGCGCATGTAATAGATCCGGTTCGCCCGGCCGGGGGTGAGCATCGGACCGGTGCCGGTGATCTCCGACTGCTGGGTGGTGACCAACTGCCCGGACACGTTCAGGCAGTACGCGGCCGGGCGGGGGCCGCCCTCGAGGATGAACGAGTCCGTACCGGTGTTCTGCACGGCCGGCAGCTTGACCATCATCATCCGGTCGTCGGCGGGCACGAACAGCAGCACGTCGATGTCGAGCGTTCCGGCGCCCGACACCCGCTGCGCCTGCACGGCGAGGAAGACGCCCTGCACGGGCAGCTCGGTGCCGGACAGGCCGTCGGTGACCGGGTCGTACCCGGCGGGGACCTGCACGAGCCCCAGGTCGATGTACCGGATCGTGGCATCGCTGGCCGGGGTACGGACGGTGTCGTTGGTGACCTGCGTCGTCGACGAGCCCCACAGCAGCCGCACGTCCCACACGTCGCCGGCGGTGTTCTTCTTGACCCGGGCGAACACCCGGTACGTGCCCCTGGCGTCGGTGCTCGGCGAGGTCGGGAACGCGGCGATCGACAGGCGGGTGACCATCGACGTCGTGCCCGGGGTGGTCCGCACGTAGTTGCTGCCCGCACCGGACATGGTCGCCGAGTTGACCTGGACGACGGTGTCGGTGCCCATCGTCATCGCCTCGGCCTGCAGGGCGAACGGCGACGCGGACGGGGTGCCGCGGCGGCACACGGCTACGCAGGTCTGCAGGCGGCCGGTCACCCCGTTGGTGCCGTCGATGTCCAGGTACAGCGGCGTCTCGACGTCGCCTTTCGGGCTGGCGATGTCGTAGGTCATGCCGCCGACCGGATTGTTCAGGGTCGCGACGCTGCTCAGGGTTTCGCGTAGGCCGTACGCGAACGGCTCGGCCAGCAGCGACACCGTCGCCCGGCGCTGGAACGGGTCCCAGTCGACGGCCTCGAACCCGCTGCGGAAGGTCCGGAAGAACACCGGCGCCGACGTGTCCGGCTTGTAGCGCAGGAAGTTGCCGCCCGGCCGGTCGAGCTCGCGGGCGAGCAGCTGCAGCTGGGTGGCGGCGGTGTCCGGGTCGGCGGTCTGCTCCAACATCAGGGCCAGGGTCAGCACCCGGTTGCGGTAGGCGGCCGACGCGACCAGTCCGCCGTCGGCGAGCATCGACTGCGGGCCGACCCGTTCCAGCGCGGGCGGCGGGAACACGGTGCCGTCCGCGAGGGTCGACCAGCCCGCCTCACCGACGTGCAGGTTCAGCCGCACCGTCGGCGTGGCTGAGATCGAGTCGACGAACGCCAGGTCGTAGCCGGGCATCAGGTGCCGGACCGGATGTAGACGTCGACGGCCTGGCCGATGCGCCGGTTCACCGCGCGGGCGATCTGTTCCGGGCTCTGGTTGGCGCCGTTGATGGTGATCCCCCCGAGGTTGAGAACGAGGCCACCGCCGCCGGCGCCGGGCGTGACCCGTTCCGGTCCGCGTTCGGCGAAGCCGTACGTGTTGCCCGAGCGCATGCCGAGGCCGAACACCGGCTCGCGGATGACGCCGCCGCCCGCCATGGCGATGTGGATGTGATTGCGGTGGGCCTGCATCAACGCGTTGTTGAAGCTGCCTTTGTTCTTGCCGCGGGTGTACGCGTAGTCGCGGCTGCGGGAGCGGTGGATCAGCTCCAGCGGGTGGCGGGCGGCGAGGAACCGGGCGAGGGCGTCCTGGTTGTAGCCCATCCAGTCGACGGCCCGTCCGGACCCGTGCCAGAGCGGGTCCCCCGGGCGGTAGGCGTTACCGAAGTGGCCGGACAGGGGGCCGGTGGACTTGATCAGGGCGACGACTTTGCGCCAGACGCCGGAGTCGCCGCGCTGCGCCGACGGTGACGAGGGCCAGTTGCCGAACGACGGGGCCACCTTCGACAGCGCCTCAGCCATGCTGATGATCTTCGTCATGCTGGCGTTGACGCGGAACGGCATGACCAGGCCACCGCGGGCGTAGCCGCGCACCTGACCGGTCGCGTTCATCTCGTCGAGCAGACCCGGCGCCCGCTGCTCGATCCTGCGGCGGGACTCCTTCTTGATCACGAACTCGTCGGCGTGCACCACACCGGCCGGGTCGTGCTTGCCGCCCGGCCCGGTGTAGCCACCCGCATGGAATCCGCGCGCGTTCTTGTTGAACGCCGAGTTCGCGGCGCTGATGGAGATTCCCTTGCTGGCGGCCTGCTGCGCGACGAGCAGCCGCTTCAGTTTGGCGTAGGCCGGTTTGTCGCCCTCAACCCACACCTGCGTCTTGATCTGCCGGGTGACCTTGTCGAGCTGGCCGTGGTACTTCTTCACGTCGGCCTGGGACTGTTTCATCCCCGGCTGCTTGACAGCGGTCGTGACGTTCTTCGGCGTCGCGAGGTACTGGTCGGCGAGTTTCTTCGCCTCGGCCTTCGTGTAGCCCATCTTCTCGGCGACCTTGATCAGCGCCCGGCGGTTCGTGTCGTGCGCCTTCGCGGCCTGCGTCGCGGTGCGGCCCTGCTCGTCGAGCCGCTCCGTCGCCGTGTTCGTCGCCCGCGCCATCGCCAGCAGCGCCGATTCCTCGGCGTTGCTGACCTTCTTGTGATGGTCCGCCGCCTTCCCCGCGGCGATCGTCGCCTCCTTGAGCTGCAGCGTCGCCTCGGCCGCGGACAGGTTCTTGTCCGCCAGGTGCGCCGACTCGGCCGCCAGACCGGCCAGCGACAGCCGGGTCATGTCCGCCGCCTGCGCGGTGCCCTTCAAGTTCTGGCCCAGACCGAACACGCCCTCGCCGGTCTTACGGGCCGAGTCGCCCGTCTTGTCCATCTCCGACCCGGTCAGTTTCAGCAGCAGCCGCAGCCCGAGATCCCCGCCGATCTTGCGGTTGATCTCGTACAACTCCGACAGGGCGTTGACCAACTCGAATGTCGTCTTGACCGAATAGCCGACGATCTCGAACAGGATCTTCAGTGCGTCGGCGCCCGCGTTCGCGTTGTCGGCAAGACTGTTCAGCCCGTCCGCGGCCTCCCGGCCGATCAGGGCGATCCCGTCGGCGATGGCCTGGATCGGGCCGCCCGCGTTCGCGACCAGCTTCTCGATCGCACCGCCGATGCTGGTCACCGCCGACGCCACCGACGCGGCCAGCGGCGCCACGAACTGCGCCGACTTGCGGAAGATCCCCTCGATGTCGATCGTCTTCAGCGCCCGGTCGATCTGCCCGATGCCCTCGATCGCCGGGCCGACGAACGCCTGCGCGGCCAGCCGCAGCCGCTCACTGAGCCGCCCACCCAACTCGGTTGCGGCGGCCTGCACGCGCGGGTCCTTCGACGCCACGACCAACCCGCCGATGACGCCACCGATGCCGACCCCGCCGATGATCCCACCGGCGACCGCAGCACCGAGCAGCGGCGCAGCCGCCACGGCTGCGCCGGCGATCGTCGCCGACAGCGGGCCGGAGATCGGCAGCTTCGCCATCAGCGGGCCGAGGCGCTGCACGAACGACATGGAGAACTGTTCCGCGCCGTCGTCGCCGGCGTCGGAGAACAACTTGCGGTTGCGGGTCAGGCGGCGCATGGCCGACTCCTGCTCGCGGATCTTCTTACTGAAGTCGCCGCCACCCAGGGCCTGCGAGATCGCCAACTCGCGCAGCGACCCGGACAGCTTCTCGACCTCACGGTCGAGCACGGCCGCGGCGCGGGCCGCCTGCGACATCTCGTCGCCGGCGTCGTCGACCGCCCGGCCGGCCTTGTCGCCCGCCTTCGCGGTCGCGGCCAGCGCGGCGGTGGTGCCGTCGACGGCCTTCGTCAGATCCTTGGCGCCACGGACGCCCTTCAGGGTGTCGAGGATCAGCTCGACGCGCGCAGACCGCACGGTCTCACCTCACCTTCTCTGTCCACCACAGCCGGGCCTCCGGCAGGTCTTCGGGCTTGTTCGGCGCGCGCTGCTGGGCCAGGACCATCGCGGCGCGGGCATGGCAGCGGACCCGCCGTGCCTTCCACTGGCCGATCACCTCGGGGCCGGTCGTGTCGGCCACGTTGTTGCCGCACCCGCACGGGCACCGCGACGAGCGCCACTCGGCCAGGGCGAGCATCCAGCCGCGCTGCTGGGCGTCCCACTCGGTCTCCGGCTGCGACGCGACCAGGCGGCCCTCGTCGTCGTAGGTGTAGACGGTGGCCGGTTCCCAGCCCTCGAAGCGCCGCTTGCTGACACCGAGCCGCTCGGCGGCCTCGACCAGCGCCCTCAGCCCGGGTTCCCGTTCGAGGCGGCGGGCGAGAAAGGGACGTCGACCGACTCCCCGTTGATCCGCGACGCTTCGAGCGACAGGGCGAGTTTCTGACCGCCGCTCATCCCGTCCTCGCCGAGCAGCAGCTCCCAGTCCTCGGCGTCGAGTTCCGGCTCGACCGTGCACGCCCGGATCAGGGCGTCGTAGAACGTCGCCCGGTTGTAGCCGGACTGGGCGTCGCGTTCGTGCACCTCGTCGCCGTCGCGGCGCGGCGGGTGCTCGTCGACCAGCCGCTGAAACGCCGTGTCGGACAGCGCCTCGAGGCGGAACTGCACAGTGCCTTCCTGCATCTCGGCGCGCAGGAGCTCCATCTGCGCGGTGATGCGCTGGCGTTCCGGGTCACCACCTAGCCGGTTGCTAGGTGGCAACTTAGCCAGGTCGCGTTCGAGCTGCTCGTAATCGCCGGCGAGGTCGCCGCGAAGGCACACCTCGAGCTTGGCGGTACGGCGCTTCGCCTGTTTCAGTAGGGCCTTGATGTCGACGGTCATGCGTCGACCGCCTCGTACGTCAATGCGAACACGTCCGGCTTGCAGGGGTAGAACGTCCCCGGCTTGCTGTCACGCAGCACCCAGTCGCCGTGCCGGAACGTCGCCAACTCGCCGTGCGTAGTCGGCAGATCAAACGCGATGAAGTCCGGTCCCTGCTCGCCGCAGGTGCAGGACGCCTCGTCAGCGGTGATGTTGCGCCCCGGGTTTGCCTCACTGATCGCGCCGCCGACGAAGTCGCAGACCTCACCCCACGTGGACCATCGGACCTGGACAGCTTCGACGACAACGGGCTTCTTACGGAACTTCGGCATGTGATCTCCCGAGGAAAGTGCCCGGCCAGACCCCTCGGGAGAACGGCCGGCCGGGCACGAAAAAACCACCCCGTACGAGGTGGCAGAAGAGGAAGTTGCCCAGGTCAGGCGACGACCGCGTCGAACGCAGGCTCAGAGGTGATCTTCATCTGGACCTCCCACCGGTCCATCGTGTTCTCCTCGATGTCGATCCACTTGCGCTGTGCGCACTTCGCCGGGTAGACGCCCATCAGCAACTGCCCAGCCGACCACGCCGTACCCGACGCGAGCACCCGGCGGATCACCACGAACCCGACCGCGTTCTTGACCAGGGTCGTGTAGACCGTGTCGCCGGTGACCTGCTTATAGAACCGCAGCGTCGGATCCTCGATCGAGATGCTGCCGACGTCGGCCGAGTTGAACGTCGAGTCGAGTTTGCGGTTCGGCACGCTCGCGGTATCCGGCGCCCAGCCCGCCAGACCGTCACCGGTCATCAGCGAGGTCAGGATCAGACCCGCGGTCAGCTCCGCCGCGGTCGGAGAAGCCTTGCTGGCGATCGCGGTTACCCACGAGACGCGGATATTTCCATCGCTCGGGTTGTCGGCCACGGCTCACTACTCCTTGTTCGAGGCGGCCGGTGCCGCGCTGCTGTCCGGTTCGGGCTGGCCGACCTGCTCGAGGTGGTTGACCAGAGACTTGCGGGGCTTCGGCCGGGTCAGTTCGGCGTCGAGGGCCGACTCGGCGCGCTGCCGGTCGTCGCCGACCCACTCGAGCACCTCGTCGACCGAGCCGACCAGGGCGGCTGCGTGCACCTCGGGGTCGCGGGTCACGTCGACCGGCGCGGCCGGCGGTCCCGGCGTCCATCCGACCGCCGTGAAGTACTCGCGCGACGCCCACGGCTGCAGCGCGGGTACCTCGACGTCGGGGTGCCACATCCAGCAGAACTCGCCGTCGGACGGCGGAAGGCCCGGCTTCCACTGCTGCACGGTCCATTGGTCGCGGTCTGCGACGTCGATGAACGCCTTATTGCCGTTCAGGTCCCGGATCCACATGTCTGCCATGGCTCAGACCCTCACGTATGCGCAGGTCACCGATGTGGTGAACGAGTGGGTAACGGTGATCAGGCCGGTTGTCGGGTCCGCAAGTTCCGGGGTCATCGGGCCGATCCACCGCTCGCCGGTGGTGATCGGCACAGACACGGTCACGTCGGGGTTGGCCTGCCCGTACGTCGAGCCGGGCACGACCACCACCGCGTTGTCGACGGTGCCGCCGGCGTTCTTGACGATCAGGAAGCCGCGAGAGTCCGGGACGAGGGTGTCGGACGCCGCTACGGCGCCGTAGGACGGGGTTGTGCCGGTGATGACCACCTGCTGGGTACTCAAGAGCGCCATCCGGCGCACCCCTTTCTAGCCTGGTTGACTGAGGAACCTGTAGACGTCGACCTGCTGGGCGACGGTGACGCCCATCGACTCGTCCGGGGCGAGGGTTTCGGCCTCGACCTGACGCAGCGGCGTGCACGTGCGGCCGGTGACGGTCGGTGCCCAGTTCAGCAGCTGCGTCTCGGCGCGGGTCGCGACACCGCGGGTGGACCGGTCGTCCGTGCCGACCGAATGCACCCGCACGTCGATCTGATAGGTGACGGAGTCGAACGTCAGCGACGTCGTGCCGGGCGACTCACCCACGGTCAGTTTGCGGAACACGAACCGCACCACCGCGTACGGCGGCGTCGACCCGGCGGTGCCGGTCGGCGGGACCTGCCCGTCGTGCACGACCATCGCCGGGGAACCGGCGGCGGCGCGCAGCCGGTCCAGGATCGCCTGCGCGTGCAGCTGCCGGGTCATTGCACGATCCGGGCGAGGAACTCTTCGGCGTAGCGCTCGAAGTTCGGCAGCTCGGCGTCGAGCGCGCGGGTCCAGTGCGCGCTGGCCGGGGTGTGCGCGGTGCCGTTCTCGATGTAGACGTCCAGCTTGCCCTGGGGTTTCTCCATGTCGGCGCCCGCTTCGCCGCGGATCCGGTCACCGCGGCGGGTCACGTCGTAGGAGAAGCTGCGGGGCAGGTGCGGCAGGTGCGCCCAGTGGTGCACGCGGACCCGCTGCTGAGCACCCTTCTTGATGTTGGACATGCCCTTGCCGACGATCTTCTCGGCCTCGTCGTTGATCTGGTCGGGGATCAGGCGCAGCTCACGGCGCAACTCCTCGAGGCCCTCGGTGCGCTGGGAGTACGGCATCACGACGTCCTCTCGGTGACGCCGTAGCGGCGGGCGGTGGCGTTGGCGTGCGCCGGTACGGCTCGGACGATGAAGACCCGGCCGATCGAGGCGGGATCCGACGTGGAATTCGTAATTGTGATCTCGTCCTGCGGTTTCAGCAGGTCCGCCGACATGGGCAGGTGGATCTCCGGCGTCTGCAGCAGCACGTCCGCGACGCCGGCTGTGGCGGTGCTCGCCGAGGCGTTCGGCTGTTTCATCCGACACGGGCCGTCGTACAGCACGGTCACCGTCGGCGTGGTGACACCGGTGGCGTCGTCGTAGCCGGTGCCGGTCTGCCGGCGCACGGTGCACGTGTCGCGCAGCTGCTGCGCCTCGGTGCGGGCACGCGCACGGATGATGGCGCCGTCGAGCGACACGGTGCCTCCTACGGCCTCAGGACAACACCGGAGTACGGGCGGATGATCCGGCCCGTGTCGGGCCGGGTGATCGTGCCCGAGTACGGGCGTGGGATGCGCTTACGCGGGCGGGCGTCGTACGCGGTGCCCGTGCCGGAGGCGACCCCTGCAGGCGCCGACCCGGGGCCGCCGATCAGCACCGTCGGGTCGTAGCTGCCACCGATCGCCGCCGCGGCCGCGGCGAGCACCTGCTCGGCGACGGACGGTCCCGGCGCGGTGCCGGTGCCCGCAGCTTCGGCCGGGGTCGGGTTGGCCTGCGCCACCGTCGACACCGACGCGTCGAAGGCGGTGCCCGTGCCGGAGGCCGCGCCCGCGGGGACGCCGAGGGCGACGGTCGGGCTGGGTGCGGTGCCGGCGGCGACCGCCTCGGCCGGGGTGGGACTGCCCGCGGTCGACGTCGACACCGACGCGTCGAACGCGGTGCCGACGGCGTCGACCGGGTTGTCCTGCGTCAGGTCCAGGCTGATCGACGAACCGGCGTCCCACTCGGCCGTGCCGACCCCGGTCGCCTCGGCGGCGTTGACAGCCACCGCGACCGACGGCGCCGGGGCGGTACCGGTACCGGCCGCCTCGGCCGGGGACGCCGAGCCCGCCGAGGATGTGCTGACCGACGCGTCGTAGCCGGTGCCGGTAGCGGCCGCCTCGGTGGCGGTGGCGGTGATCGCGACCGAGGGGTCGGGGGCGGTGCCCGTGCCGGTGGCCTCGGTCGGGGTGGGGCTGGCGCCGGAGACGGTGCTGACGGACGCGTCCGGCGCCGAACCCTGCCCGGTCGGTGTGCCGCCGGCGACGTTGAAGACGACATCGACCTGATAGTTCGCGGCGTTGCCCGACAGGGTCGGCGCGAACGCCAGGGCGCCGGGGTTGACCGCCAAGTAGCCGTTGCTGCCGCTCGTGGTCAGATCACCGGAGGTCACCGGCCACGACGAGGACGGGGTGGCGGTGTAGCGCAGCGGCGTCCAGATGACCGCCTCGTACTCGGTGCCGGCCGCCACCGGACCGTTGACCAGCACCTCGTTGCGGGCGCCGAGGGTGGCGGTCAGCGGGAACGTCGCCGAGGCGATCAGCGCCTGGTCGGACACCCGGTACAGGCCCGCCTGTACCGGCACGGTCGCCGACGGGATCGTGGTCGGGAACGTCCAGGCGATGTGCGTGACGATGCCGGCGACCGCCGGGGTGAACCGGAAACCGAGCGTGTAGTTCGTCGACCCGTCCGCGGCGTCCGTCGCCGTGGGCGTCGAGCCGACGAACAGGCTCTGGTCGTTGCCGAGGTTCGCGGCGACGGCCGGGGTCGGGCCGGGCGCGGCACCGGTGCCGGTGGCCTCGGTGGGTGACGGGTTGGCGCTGGACGACGTCGACACCGACGCGTTGTAGGCCGTTCCCGTCGCTGCCGCCTCGGTGGCGTTCGCGCCGAGTGCGGCGGTGCCGTCGGGCGCAGTGCCGACGGCGGCGGCCTCGGTGGCGTTCGGTGCTGCTGCGGGCGCCGCGGAGGGGGCCGAGCCTGCCGCTACCGCCTCGGTCGCGTTCGGCGCCACCGCCGCCGCGGCGTCGAGCGCCGTGCCCGTGCCGGCGGCCTCGGCGGGTGACGCCGAGGCCGCGGGGGCGTCGAGCAGCCACCGGACGTCACGCCGCGGGGCCGGTTTGACCCAGCCGCGCCGGAACCGCGCTACGCGGCCCGGCACCGGCTAGCCGATCTCGTGGAAGGTGATCGCGAACGCGTAGTTACCGGCGGGCGGCGCGACGTTGGATTTCACCCCGAAGCCGTTCGCGGTCCCGGCCGGGATCATGATGTATTCCTCCGGCGTCGGCGCCCAGTCGAACCCGAACGACGAGTTCCAGCCCCGCTCGATGAAGTCGCCGTCGGTGCCCTCGGCGCTGGCCGTGTGCCCGGCGGTCGCGCCGGAGTCGGCGTCCGACGGGTCATGGTTCAGGAACGTCGACGCGGCGATGCTCGTCACCGTCGGCGCCGCCGACTTGCGGACCAGCCGGACCCGGGCGTTCGCCGAGGTCGGGATCGTCGCCTGCGCCAACTCGATCAGCACCCGCACCACCACGAACGGTTTCGTGGCGTTGGCCTGCAGGTTGAGGTTCGTCACCGTGCTCGGGTTGGTGATGACCGTGCTGACGGTGTACATCCGTGCAGGGACTAGAACCGCCACGGTCTCACCTCCGGTAGTTCGGGCCGCGACGGCGCGGCGGGTAGACCGCGGCGGCTGCGCCAGCGGCGGGGACGATCTCGTACACCTTGTAACCCCAGTCCGGGGCCGAAGCGCCGAACGCGTCGAAGTTCAGGCCGACGCTGGCGCCGGCCGAGCCGGAGTCGGCGGCCTTGTGCACCGAGGCGCCGGAGATCGCCGAGCCCGCATGGAACGCCACGATCGTGTCCGTGCTGGTCGGGGCGCCGAGGGCGTTCCAGTCGATGGCGCACCCGCTGATCCGGCACCCGGTGTTGGTCGTCGTCACGGTCACCGTCAGGGCGTTCGTCGCCGACGCGGCCTGCGCCTTCGTCACCACCGACAGGGTCGTCGCGGTGCCGGTCCAGGTGACCGGCTTGATCGCCTTCGTCTGGGTGACGCCGGTGCCGGACCACGTCACCGTGGCCGTCATGCCGGTCTGCGCCGACGCGGTGTACGCCCACCAGGCCATCGCCGCGCCGCCCGACGTGCCGTTCTGCACGGTGCCGATCGCCGTCCAGGTCAGCCCGACCGAGTCGACGATGCCCGCGGTGATGCCGGTCGGGTTCGAGTCGGCGATCGCCTCGACGACGATCAGCGACCCGGCCGCCGGGGAGAACGCCGTGCACGCGATGCTGCTGGTGCCGGTGTTGCTGTTCCACGCCGGGTCGAGGTCGAGGGTGGGCACCGGTCAGCCCCCCGTCAGAAGTCGGCGGCGTGGCCGGTGTTGTCCGTCGGGTGCCAGTACTTGCCGTGGTCGGCGGTGGTGTACGCGGTCTCCTGGTCGCCGGAGAACACCTGGAACCGGTTACCCGACCACGTGTTCGTCGAGCCCCCCGAATTCCAGTTCCCGACGTTGTAGAACGGGCCGAACACCGCATCGAGTTCGGCCGAGAAGATGTTGCCGGTGACCGCGATGTTGGTTCCCTGCCAGGGTGTCGTCGCGCCGATCGACATGGTGTAGCCGAACCCGGCCAGGTAGTTGTCGGTGATCGTGATGTGGTGGTACGTCGACGAGCCTTGCAGCGCGATGCCGTTCGTGTTGCCCAGGCTGGCGATCGTGCAGCCGGTGATCGTCGTGTAGCCGGACCCGCCCGTCGAGTCCGGGCCGATGCCGTCGTGGTGGTAGCCGCTACCGCCGACATTGTTCGTGTCGGCCTGGTCGTGGATGTAGCAGGCCGAGAACGTCGTCGTGGCCGACCCGGGGCCGGTGCCGCCGGTCATCTCGATCCCGGCGTTACCCCACACGTCGCAGTGGTCGAAGGTGGCCACGGTCCCGACGGTCATCCCGGCGATGTACTGCCACGACTGCGAGTACGGGGTGCCCGGGGCCGTCAACGACGACGAGGTCGTGTAGCCGGTGTTACCCGGCGGGGTGGCCACGCCGTACGGCTTGAACGTGCAGTACTCGAACCTGACGCTCGTCGGGCAGTACACCTGTACGAGGTTGTCGTTCGGCCAGGTCCCCTCGAACAGGCAGTTCCGGAAGACGAGGTTGTCACCGACGCCGGAATAGCCGACGTAGCTCTTACCCAAGAAGTACTTCCCGGTCAGGGTCGTGCCGTTGGCCTCCTGCACGATGCACCCGCCGCCGGCCGTCATGCCGCCGGTGTAGTTCGTCGGCGACGCGGTCGCGTTCGGGCCCTTCGTGTGGCCGGTGTTGCTGGCGTCCGGCCAATACCCCGACCCGTCGTTCGGTCGGCTGGTCAGCGCCGTCGCACCGCTGCCGCCCGTCGACACCGTCGCGGTCGCCGCCGAACTCGCCGCGACCGGCGTCGCCGGGTAGACGTTGCCGCCGGTGTTGAACCGGGCGAAGTTCTTGACCGCGATCGGCACGGCTCAGACCGTGAACCGGGCGATACCGTTCGCGGAGAAAATCACCGTGAACGTCCCGGCTGTGACGGACTGGCTACCCCCGTAGTACAGATAGCAGACGCCCTGGTCGGCCACACTGCCCGCGGTGATCGAGTCGTCGTAGACCAGCCCGCCGAACACGGCCGACAGGGTCACGTTGCCCGACCCGGCGCGGTCCGCCGCGTCGAACATCGCCACACCCGTGCTCGGCGTCGTGAACGTCTTCGACGCCAAAGCCAGGCCACCCGCGGGCCAGTTCGTCGCGTCGACCACCTCGTTACCGGCGATCCACTGCGAGGTGGCTGCGGCGTAGCCGGTCAGGGCGACAGCGGCGTCCTTGTCCGGCGTCGGGGTGGTGCCGTAGTTCGCCAGCTTCACCGTGTCCGAGTCCAGGCCGGTGTAGCCGGTGCCGGACACCTGGAACATCTGGATCGGCCACTCACGGAAGATCGCACTCGCAGACCAGGCCATTACCGATCACCCTTCTTACGCGCGTCGGCGCGGTACTGCTTGGCCTCGGCCTTCTTCGCGGCGAGGGTTTCCTTCATCCCGGCGATCTTCGCCTCGATGGTCTCGATGGCCTGCTCGGCTTCGTCGGCGAGCTGCTCCGCCTGCGCACGCCGGTGGGTGTCTTCTTCTTCCGGCGACATCGCGCCGCCGACGAATGCGTCGGTCACGGGATCAGCTCCTTCTAGTTGTGGGCGGTCGGGGCGAACACGGCCACGTCGTTGCCGTCGTCCCTGGTCGTCACGACCGACATGACCGGGCGCCCGTTGCCGTCGTACTGGACGTCCTCGCCGCCGACGTAGTCCTGCCGTTCGACCGCCTCGACCTTGCAGGCGGTCCCGGCCGGGACCATCGGCGCGGTGAGCCCGGCCAGGCCCGGGCAGGCGTGGAACCGGGTGTGCGGCTCAGCCTCGTGCGTGACCTGCTCGAGCGGGCAGTTCGGGCACTCCCAGCGGCGCACCGGGGCCAGCAGCGGGACGCTCATCAGTCGGCTAGCGCAGTGGTCGGCACCGTCGTCCAGTGCCAGTCCGGCTCGGGGAACGAGTAGACCGGCGTCAGGCCGGTGGAGTACTTACGCCGGGCGGTCTCGAGGATCTCCGCCCGCCTCGCCTTGTTGAAACTCACCGAGTGGTCGTCGACCGCCTCGGACGCGTACCCGCCGGGGTTGCCGTAGGCCATCTCGGCGAGTTCAAGCGCCCACGTCCACACGTCGTCGGGTGTCGGGGTGCCCCAGTCGGACACCCCCGTGGCCGACCCGAGCCACCCTGACGCGATCCGGCGAGCGTTCGTCGCCGTCTCGGCGTCGAGGTCCTGCTGCATGTAGCTCGCAAGCTCCGTCAGTTCGAACAGGTCGGCCACGGCGGATCAGCTGTCCGTCTTGCCGGGCGTCCGAGACGGCCGAGAGCCGGTCGTCTTGGCCTCGGCGGACTTGTCGGCGGCCGCCCGGTTACGGGCGATGCGCTCCTCGGTCGGGAGCATCTCCACCGGCGTGCCCTCGGTCACGGGCACGTTCGGCGGCTCACCCGGCTTCGGCGTACCGGCCGGCGCCGCGAACTCGGCGTCGGGGTGATCCTTCGGCGCCAGCAGCCGCGTCTCGACGTGGTGCCGCAGGTTGTCCTCGTCGAGATCCTCGGCCTTCACGACCGCGCCTTCGTTGTAGCCGCGCACCACGACGCCGCCGAGGCCGTCCTTGACGCGCAGCGTCACGTACGGGGCGACGACCACGTACTCGTCCTGGCCCAGGCGACGCTCGGTCTCCTGGTCACGCTCGTCGAGCGCCTTCAACGACTCGGCCTCTTCGCGGGCCTGCCGCTCGTTCTGCGTCTCCGCCATGTCCGCCCCTCAGATTCCGATGTTGGTGAGCTTGACGGCCGCGCCGGGCTCCTGGATGACCGGAACCGTCTTGCGGCGACCCTGAAGGTCCCAGGCGTCCTGCTCGTCCTTGCGGATGCTCTTGATCTGCACGGCCAGGTCGGACACCGAGTAGCCGGGCGCCCCGTCGACCTCGTCGGCCATGCCACCGAGCTGCGTCGAGTCGAGCATGTACGCGGTGGTGGCGGGCAGGTTCGGCGAGATGATCACGTTGAGGCTGCCGAGCCGGTCCAGCTGGCCGGAGTACACCGGGTTGTCGGTCGTCTCCCGGCGCAGCAGGTTGCTGATACCGGTGTCGGTCAGCATGTACGCGTACTGCGTGTCGTTGACCACGAGCGTGTCGACGTTGTAGCCGAGGTTGAGCGCCATCACGACGGCCCGGGCGCGGAAGATGTCCCGCAGGATCGTCGGGGTGGCGCCGGTCCACACGCCGCCACCGGTCCCCGTCACGTTGAACGTCTGCGTCACCGCCGACGCGATCGCCGACATGGTGATCGAGTCCACCTGCGAGATGATCGAGTTGACGACCTTCTGCATCGCCCGGTCGACGGCAGCGCCGGCGTAGGCGTTACGGGCGATCTCCTCGTCCGTCAGCAGGACTTTCTGGCCCCACTTCTGGATCGCCGCGACCGCGGCGGTACCGGTGGGCAGGTTCGCGTACGGGTACTCCGAACCGGCGCCCACGGACTCGGCGGTGCGGTCGGACACGAACGGCTCGGACTGCTCGTACAGCACCGCACCGCCCTGCGAACGGAACCGCTGGGTGAGCAGCTGATCGCTGACGAACCGCAGGTCGTTGAAGTCGCGCAGACGCCGGTTGATGGCCTGCGGCGACTGAAGAAAACGGCTGATCGACAGGGTGTCGCCCGAAAGGGTGGGCGCTCCTGCCGGGTAGGTACCTGGCATTGCCTATCTCCTCTCGGGTTATCAGCCGCGGCCGACGAAGCGGACCTTGTTGCCGGCGGTGGCGGTGGTGGTGGCGATGCCGATCAGCGTTCCGGCGGCGGCGCCGGTGGCGACCGCGACGGTGTTGACCGTCCCCGCGGTGCCGGCGATGACGCCGTCTCCGACGGTCACGGTGGCCGCGGCAACCACGACGATCTCGTGCTCGACGTTGGCCAGCGGCCACACCGTCACGCGGGCGCCGGACGCGGCGTCGTGCGCGGCGACACCGACGCACTTCAGCGACGCGGCACCGGCCGGGCCGACCGAGCCGGTCGTGGTGGTCTCGACGACCTGCCCGCCGGTGATCGCCGCCGATGCGGTCTTCGTGAGCGGGTTGTTACCCGACACGTAGACGGGTGAGTAATCAGCCACGACGGCCTCCCTTGCCGCTCGGCGGGAACAGACCCGCGAACTCGCGGTCGAATTCCTTGTCGTCCAGGTCGGCGTAGCCGGACGCCGCGATCGCGAGCGCCGTGTTCGGCGTCAGGTTCTCGATCAGCGTCCGGGTCACGTCGGGGTTGCTGTCCCACATGTCCGCGAACTGCTTCTTCTGCGCCGGCGTGAACTTGCCCTGCTCGACGGCCGACGCGATGACCGCGTCCCGCTCGTCGCGCTTGGTCTGATCCACGTGCGCGGACAGCTTCGCGATCGTCTTCTGCGTCTCCTCCCACACCGACGCGGCGATGGTCACCACGCCGGGGGTGCCGACCGATGCCGACACCGGAGCGGGCTCCGGCGCGGGCTGCGGTTCCGGCTGCGGCAGCGGGGTGGGACTCGGGTTGGGAGCCGGCTGCGGCTCGGGCTGGGTACCGACGAGACCAGACGACGCAAGCGCCGACCTCAACTCGTCGTCGGAGGCCTCGGCCGGCAGGCCGACCGCCTCGCGGAGCTTGGCTGCGTCAGGCATGCCCGGGGCTCCCCTTCTGTCGGATGGATGGTCAGCCCCCGGAGGGGTTGCTTCTGGGATGGATGCGGCGATCCACTCGCCGCCGGAGGTCGCGGCGGCCGCCGCGACGAGTTGCCGCAGGTCGGACAGCGACTTGAGGGCGGGCATCCCGGGCGGGGTCGAGCCGAGCAGCGCAAGCCGGGTCAGGACAAGGCCGTACTCGCGACCGGCGAACGTGACGCCCTTGACGCCCTCGATCGAGCGGTGCGGCCACCGCGCCGGGGCGGCGGCGGCGACCCACTCGTCGAGGTCGGTCAGGTCACCGAGCAGCACCGGGCCGCGGTCGTCCTCGGCGTACCGGACGTTCGTGAGCCAGCCGAACGCCGGGTCGCCGTCGAACCGGTTGTCGAGGTGACCGAAGCCGAGCGGGATGCGCTGCCCGCCGGTGCTCGCGTGGAACGCAGCGGCGTCACGGAGCATGTCCGCGGTGAACTCGCTTTTACCGGTCGACAGCTGCCACGTGCCGGGGCGGGCGAGTTCCACGCCGAGCAGTTCAGGCATCGGTGCCTCCGTCGAGTCCGGGGATCGTGGGCTGCGCGGCCGGGGCCGGAGTCGGCTTCTCCGCGGTGGCGGCGTCGACCGGGGGCAAGCCGTACTGCTGCCTAACTGTCTCTTTCAGCACCTCGTCGGGGGTGACCAGCCCGGCGTCGACCAGCGCCTTGAGCGCCTGCGCGGTCGCGGCCTGCCGGGATCCGATCTCGTCGAACACGACCCGCGGTGCCGGCTCGGACGTGCCGAAGTTGATATCGACGAGATCCTCGACGATGTGCTGCGTGGCGGTGTCGGCGACCTGCTGCGCCAGCGTCTGGAGGCTGAGCACGAAGAAGTCGGCGAAGGTGGTGCCGAGCGCCCACGAGCCCGTCTGCGTGCCCAGGTTCAAGAAGTGAGCCAGGACGGCCCGGCCGATCTGCTCGTCGTGGTACCGGATCGACGGCAGCGCCTGCGGCAGGGTGCCCTCGACCCCGCGGAGCACCATGTCGGCGGTGTTCTGCACGGCCGACCCGGCGGTCTCACCGGCCCGCCACGCCTTCGCCATGGCCAGGCCCGCGGACAGGTCTTCCTCGCCCTCGGCGGCCTTGTACAGGGGCACGCCCATGCCGTTGCGCTCGATCGTCTGCGCGTCGACCCGCAACAGCCGGTCCTTGATCAGCCAATGCTTGTACGCCGGGCGCAGCAGCGACGTGCCGATCCAGTCGCCCTCGTTCTCGTGCACGTACCCGACCAGCCGGTCGACCGGGATCGGGCGCTGCGGGGCGGACGTCTTCGTCGAGTACTGCTTGATGTAGACCAGGCCGCCGTCCTCGGCGACCCGGATCTCCTCGAGGGTGCGCGGCATCCGCGGCGCGAGTTTGCGCAGGTGAGCACGGTCGCCGCCGGGGTCGACCCGGTACACCTGTTCGAAGTACATGTGACCGTACGGCAGCATCAGCAGCGCGAGCCGCAGGTGCTCGGCCCACGAGAACCGGTCACGCACGCGCGGCGGTGCCTTCGGCTCCTTGCCGACGACGGGCAGGCCCAACTCGTCGGCGATGAACTGCGTAACCCGGGCCTTCGCGCCGGCGGCCTCGATGCGCCACGGGGTACGGCGCACTGGCAGGGTCACGGCCCGCAGCACGGACGCGATCTGAGCGTCCTGCTTGCGCATCTGGTCGTACACCGTGACCGACTGCGGCCATTGCAGCTCAGGGGTGGTCTCGGTCTCGTCGTAGTGCCACCAGTTGCGCGCCTCGGTGGCGTAGCCGATCTCGTTCAGAGGGGCCGTGACCATGGAAACCCCCTCAGAAGCCGGCCGTGGCCAGCGTTGATGTCTCGTAGCCCCTGCTCGCGGCGGACTCGACCTGCGGCGGTGGTGGCGGTGTCTTCGGCGGCGGCGACACGGACAGGCCCCAGTGCGCGCCGGTGGCGGCGACCAGTGGGCTGATGTCGGTGTCCGACTTACGTCGCGACCACGCCCACAGCCCGTCGCCGATGTCCCGGCGGGACGCACCGGAGATCGCCCGGTTCAGCGCCGGGTCGTTCAGGTGCCGCACACCCTTGTCGGCGACGGCAGCGGCGAACGCCTCGCACGCCTGGCCCAGGTCCCGTGACGACATCTGCCGCGGCTCGATGCCGTGCGCGAGCAGGTCCGGCAGCAGCGCGCCGGCCGGGCCGCCCGGGTCGATCACCCAGTCGAGGGGCTTGTGTTTCTGCAACTGCGCGGCCCGCGGCGCGGCCCAGTCGAACCCGGCGCCGTGCGCGACGACCTCGAGGTGTGGCAGCCCGTCGGGGCGGTACATGGCGGCGACGATCGCCACCGACCGCAAACCCGGTGAGGCGTCGATCATGAACACCGGGCGGCCGGACGGCTTCGACGCCTCGTCGACACACGACGTCCACTGCTCGAGCGGGACGCCGCCACCGGCCGGGTCGGTGTGCCAGCCGAGGCGCTCCCGGCCGAACTCCTCCGGCGGCAGCGCTCGCCGCTCGGAGCGGATGTACTCGACGGAGATACGCCGGCCGATAGCCGGGTTGGCGAGCTTCCAGTGCGCCTCGTCGTCGAGGGAGCAACCGTCGGTCCCGACCGTGTGCGGGCACTCGGCGCCCAGGTCGCAGCCGGGTTCGTCCCACGACCCGGGTGCGCAGTGCTCGATGTAGACCAGCGACGGGTCGTTGCCCTTGCGGCCACGGTCGCGCAGCGAACGCAGGTGATCGGAGCCGAGCACGCCCGCGCTGGACGCGTACATGATCTGCGGGTCGCCGGTCATCGACCGGGCCGCCAGGGTCGGCAGTAGGGCACCCATCGACTCGGCCGACAGCACCAGCGCCTCGTCCATCACGATGCGCTTACCGCCCAGGCCGCGGCCGCCGCCCTTGGAGCGGGCGAGAAACTCAAGCTTCGCGCCAGAGTGCAGCTCGACGGCTTCCTCACCGTTCGCGTAGGTGATCTTCTTGACGCGTTTGGCGAGCATGTCGCAGCCGTCGATGATCTGGCACACGTCGTTGAACGCCTCGCGGGCCGTCCGGAACAGGTGCGCAGTCCATACGATCTTGTCCGGCGGCATGAGGAACAGGTCGAACAGCACGCACGGCAGCAGCTCACCGGCGGTCTTGCCGTTCTGCCGCGGCTCCAACCGGCACGACTCCAGCGACGCCCAGCGCCCACCGGGGGCGTACGACAGCATCGCGTCGATCGACAGCGACTGCTCCTCGTCCGGCGGGCGGCCGTACATGCGGGCGAGGTCGATCGCCTCGTCGCCGTACGAGCCGACCCGCGGCGGGATGTTCAGATACGCCGGCGGGATGAGCCCGCTCACCCGGCGGCCTTCTTCCAGCGCCGCTCAGCGAGCTCGTCGAGTCCGTCTGCGGTCTTTGTGCCGGCGGCCAGGGCCTCGGCCATCGCGGCGGACAGTTGCCGGGCCAGTGACGCCATCGCCGAGCCCGTGTCGCCCGGCTGCGAGAGCTTCTGAGCGAGCCGGAGCGCGATCTGGCCGTTCACGGTGTCCTCGACGCCTGCTTCGGCGAGTTCGCGGCGCGTAGAGGCAACCAGGGCGGATTCCGGGGGTGAAACCGCGGTATCCGGCGCTGAAATCGCGGAAACGGGGGCGAGATTGCCTTCTTTGCGGGCTTCGATGTCCCTCAGTGACGACCGTTTCCGGCAGTTCACACCGCAGAACGTGGCCGCGCGGGTCTTCGCCTCGAACAGCTTGCTGCACTCCTTGCAGGAGACCTTCACGCACGGTCACCTCACTTGGAGTAGCGGAATCGGGAGCCCATCACGGAGGGTGAAGTGAAAGCGTGGGGAGAGAGGAGCCAGGAG